ATCATCTCCAAAAGTAAACAGCTTATGCTGTACCACCATATTAAGGCAATTTAAGCGTTTGTGCAAATTTATTTGTAAGTGTTGGATAAATGTGACTATTTAATGTTAAGATAATTGAATGAAGAAGAAAATGTTTACCGATAGCCAAATTATCGAGTTACTGGGTGGGCCTACCAAAATAGCCAAAATCTGCAAAATTAGCGTACCTGCTGTAAGTATGTGGAAAAACTCAGGTATTCCAGCCGATAAGATGGTGTATTTAGGGGCTTTGTTAGAGCAAGAATCTAAAGGCTTGGTTAGCCGTAAGGACTTATTTCCTGACTCATTTCACTTAATTTGGCCTGACCTTAACAAGGAAAAACTATGACAACAACAGTCGCAACCATTAAAGTAACTGTAGATGGGCTTGTAGCCCATTTGGATATTGAAGGCGAGGGTAATGCCCTTTTATTTGCAAAGTTAATTACAACCCTTGTAAAACAGCTTGAAGAAGAAACAACAATACAATTATCAAAAATTAGCACACAACAATAATTTGTTTTATACTGTAGGGGCAGAGTGATGTCTGTTTGGTAAGTAGCTCTATACACAAGACCCTTTTGGGTTGTTCTGAGTGTTTAGTAAATGATTTAGAGCCATTTATTAAGCAACATCACCTTAGAGCAACCCAAAGGGGTTTTTCTATTTCTGCCACCCGAAACGACAGGGTGTTAGAAAAAGTCGGGGATGGGCTAGAGGCCGATGGAGATTCAGCATCGGAGCGAGGGTCGACACCTGCGATAGCCGCCAAGATACTGGGTCAAGCCAGCTTGGGTAGAGTCGTTACTCGATACATCTCTTGACAGTATCGCCACTTGTGGCGTTGGTCGTTCTATGGGAAAAGAGCTTGCAAAAAGTTATATATAAGTTATATATACATTAACTTGTAAGTATATAAATTAAGCCAAAATTTATACATAAAGTTATATAAACATTACATTAACCGACTTTATGTAACATATATAAGGGAAAGTACCTATATAATTAATTATTAAGTAAACTTAACCTACAGGCTTTACGGGGGAATTATGAAAACATTTAAATGGGTTGTAGAGTTTGAAGTAACAGAAACTTGGGTAGAAGATGGTTTTGAAATTAATGAAGATAGGGCACAAGATATGCTGGCTAACGCCTTACCTTATGCTTATGGGCATGAACTTAAAGCTACAGTAATTAAAGCACCTGACCCAAAATTGATTAAAAAAGCACAAGCTGCATAACTTACAGCCCCTACGGGGGCTTTTAAACTATGACTACTTTTACTACCGATGACCGCATAAACGCTTATAGCCATTACAAAATTTACGATGAGCATGGTGAATTAATGCGTACAGTAAAGACTAAGCATGAAGCTGAATATTTAATTAAAACCTATACCGATTGGACTTACCAGTTTGTTAAGGCTGATAAACCCAAATTTGAGGATGCACCATTTTGAGTTCTTGGCTAATTATTCTTACAGGTTTGATTTACTTTTATATTTCTATTGAACAAGGTTTTAAAGGTAATGTGCCTATGGCGGTTGTATATAGCGGTTATGCTTTTAGTAATGTTGGACTTTATATACTTGCAACAAAATAGGGGGATGTGTGGATTTTGAAAAGTTTTGGGTAAATTGGCCCAAAAAGGTAGCCAAGAAAAAAGCTGAGATTGCTTGGAAACGATTGACTGACCTTGAAAAGCGTGAAGCCTTAGAAGCCTTGCCTAAGCACCTTAGACATTGGCAACTTAAACGCACCGAAATAGACTATATCCCATACCCTGCCAGTTGGTTAAACGCTGCACGATGGGAAGATGTTTTAGACATGACCCCAGTTAAAGAAAAGGTGGATAGGTCTTGGATGTTTAGCCAACAAGGTATTGAGAACAAAGCTCGTGAACTAGGAATACTGGGTAACGGGTACGATAGCTACGATACTTTAAAGAAGAAATGTATGATGCGAATGGGTATGGAGATTGATTGAACACCAATATCAATGTGCAGTACGGCAGTTATGCAAGTGGCGTAGTCAATGGGGGTTAGCAAAGTTTAGAGAATACCTATCAAAATACCAAATTGATAGTAATTTACTTAATGGCTACGCTGACCAATATGGTAAAAAAAACAGAGGTAATTGGGGGGAATGGATTGATTAGGCAAGTTTTAATAACTGACCAAATGCGTGAAATAGCTCACAAAAAAGCTAAAGAAATGGGCAAGTTGCGTCACAGTATTACCGAAGGAAGCGGTAATATATTTGGTTTTTTAGGTGAATATGCTGCTTGGTCTTTGATAGGCGGCAAAATTGCCAACACGCATGAATACGATTTGATTTTGCCTGACGGCAGGACTGTTGATGTTAAAAGCAAACGCACCAAAGTTGCACCTCAACCACATTACGAATGTTCAGTTTATGCCTACAACACTAGACAAGCGTGTAATTTTTATTGTTTTGTTAGGGTTAGTGAATTGATGGATAAAGCATGGATTGTTGGAATGATTGATAAAAACAAATTTTTGCAACGGGCCACATTTATTAAAAAAGGCACACTTGATGGAAATAATAATTTTAAAATTATGGATGATTGTTTTAACTTAAAAATTCAGGAGTTGGATGACGCTGAATACATTGTTAAATGCACTTTTTAGGGGGAAATATGGAAATAGATATTCAAGAAGTTTTTAATAAACTTGACAGTATTAAAGAAGAATACAGTTGGGCCAAAGGCAGGCTTGCTGGCCTAGAATCATCAAAAAGCAGCGTTAAGTCAATTATGATGAAAAAAAGCTCAGAACAATCGCTGGGCGGTCAAGAACGGGAAGCCTACGCATCTCAAGAATACCAAGACCATTGTGATTTAATTGACGAATTTACCGCCAAAGAAGCCTTGTTAAAGTTAGAAATATCTATTGCTCAAATGAAGTTTGAAGCATGGAGAAGCGAACAAGCCACTAACCGCAACATTGAAAGAGTAACCCGATGAGAGATTATGCTGAAGTAATGCTAGAACTTAACCGAGCCATCAAAAAAGTGCATGAATTTTCAATAAAAAATCATGCAACTGAAGCCTATTTAGTAAGCTGTGATGTGACCGATTTAGCCCAAGAACTAGAGGATGTATTGCAAAAAGATGCAAACATTCAATGAACAAAAAGGATAAAAAACGCCATGACGATATTGCAAAACTTGGTTGCGTCTTATGCTACCACTTGGGCTTCAATGACACCCCCGCAGAGCTTCACCATGTCAGACGCTTTGGGGGAAAGCGGTCAGAAGCACCAATACTCCCCTTATGTACCGAGCATCACAGAGGTGCTACAGGTGTGCATGGACTCGGAGCAAAGGCTTTCGAGAGATACCACCAAATTGAGTTCGATACCTTACTAGATATAGTCAAGGCTAGATTACAACTCTAAGGGGTCAAAGCCAAATTCTTCAGCTACCATACGGCAACGCCTACGAAATTCTTTGCCATGTGACATCCATTTATCGCCCTTTTGACGATAAAAACTCATATGGACGCATTCGTGGGCCAATGTTCTACAGATGGTGTCCCAAAACGCACACCTAGCAGCCGAAATGGTGATGTAGTGTTGGTAATCTTCTTCTGTGTCTAGCAAATAAGTTCCCATTGCATCTACATCTTGCGTTATCTCAAATTTCACCTCTTGGGGCAAAGGCATATCCCACTTACTGAATGGGTAAGCACAGCAAAATGACCCGTATAAATTAGATAAGATTTCAGGCGTAATTTTCATACTTCTAATATCTCACCACGAAACTCTACCTCGTTTTCCCCGCAAACTTGAATCATCTCAGGCATTAAAAGCCTACCACGCTCCCACGAAGCCATTACAAACCCCTGTCGCCAATCCTTTGCGTTATCTTCTGTATAGCTGAAGCTCTCTGCATTAACATCCGCTAAAGTGCCTGTTTGCACACCCCAGTAAGTCTTTTGGTCAAAGGTCGATATAGGACTTAGAGTTAAGACATGGGTATGCCCTGTAAAGATATTACTAAAACTGGCTTGGACATTGTTATAGCCTGCGTATCGACCGCCCTTATGCCTGTGCTTAATAACAGTATCATCATTGACCCAAAACGACCAACAGGTTTCCCAATGGGGGAAGTGGTCTTTTAATGAAAAACCATGCACCCCAGCGTACTCGCTGGCTCTAGACACAAGGGCTGACTCATACCGCATATCATGATTACCCAGCGTCCATATTAGCTTACACCCTGCTGGGCGTACCTTTTCGATAGCATCTAAATGCGTTTTACAGTAATTTAGTTCGTCTAATACGCTAGGTTGGCGGTCAAAATTTATCTTTGGGAATCGGCTGAGTATTGCCCCGTCAAAGGCATCTCCGTTACAGATAATAGCTTTTGGCTTAAAATGCTCAATAAATTTAATAAGTGCTTTAAACCCTGTTGTAGTGTGGTCGGTAAAGTGGGCATCCGAAAAAATAATGACTCGACCCTTTTCTAATTCCATACCCCGTCTAACGCTATGGGTGGCAGCATCTAATCGCTCTTGCAGTAATTCTTGGCGTTTTGCCTTGTCAGCCCTAGCTCTCTCAATATAATCTTTGCTTTTTTCTTGCTTATAACTAAGGTCGGTTACTAGCGTTATATTCTGCCTAATTTCTACTGACCGCCTACGATTCATAACGGCACGAACACCGATGCCTAAATGTTCTGCTAATGCTGTGGGGCTAGGATAAGACCGCCACTTCTCTATAAATTCGTCATCACTAATGTAATCACCATACTGATTTTTAGCCATACAAGACCCTAATCGTGATAAAGTTAGCATATATTAACCGATTACTGTTAAAAAACAATGGCATACGCAAGAAGAACTGACGCAAATCAAGCAGAAATCGTTAAAACGCTACGAGAAGCTGGTGCTGATGTGTATGACTTATCAAAAGTCGGCAAAGGAATACCCGATTTACTGGTAACTTTTAATGGCGAAACTATCTTGATGGAAGTCAAGCGTGACGCTAAAGCTAAATTCACCGCAGAACAATTAAAGTTCATTGCTAAGTGGAAAGGTGGGCCATTAAGTCGAGTAGATAGCCCCGAATCTGCATTAAGAGTGATTGGATTAATCCCAAAACACGACTATAATCAATAAAAACAAGGAGTTTGTATGGAAAATTGTGCTTTATTCGTAGCAACATTACTACATTCTGCGACTAACACGCATTTTTTCCATTGGAGTACCGACTCTTATTCTAAGCACATCGCTTTGGGCGAATATTACGATGGCATTGTGGAACTAACTGATGCCTTTGCTGAAGCCTACATGGGCAAATATGGCAAATTTACCGCATTTCCAAGCGTGTACCATCAACCCAAAGACCCACTTAAATACTTAGAATCCCTACAAAACTTTGTGGCAGATGCTCGCCAAGATTTACCGCAAGATTCTGAGTTGCAAAATTTAATTGATACTATTGCTGAATTAATAGATACGACTACCTATAAGTTGAAATTTTTGAAGTAAAACAAAACCCCAAAGGTTCTGACAAACCAATGGGGCTTCTAACCACCACAATATAAGAGGTATTGCTATGGCTGACCAAATTTTAACCCAAGAATATTTGCAAACTGTTTTTACTTACAAAGATGGACATTTGTATTGGAAGAAAACGGGCACAGGAATATTAAAAGAACAAGCTGGTTGGAAAGACAAATTAGGCTATTGGTATTTAGGTTTAAACAGAAAAACATATAAAATTCATAGACTTGTGTATTTAATGCATTATGGGTATATGCCTGAATTTATTGACCATATTGACGGCAATCCATCTAACAATCGCATAGAAAATTTAAGACCAACAACTTTGATGCAAAACTCATGGAATCAAAAAAACCGCATAACTAATACAAGTGGTTACAAAGGAATATCTTGGTGTAAAAAATCACAAAAGTGGACTGCAAGATGCATGATGGCTGGTAAAAGCACATTTTTGGGGCAATACAAAAACATTACCCAAGCTATTGAAATTGTGAGAAAATTTAGAGAAGAAAATCAAGGCGATTTTGCAAGACATTATTAAGGAGATTGCTATGCCACTAATTAAATCAGGTAGCAAAGAAGCGGTCGGTAAAAACATCAAAAAAGAGATGGAAGCTGGCAAACCTAAGAAACAAGCTGTAGCTATTGCTCTTGCTACTGAGCGTAAATACGCCAAAGGTAGCCGTAAAAATAAGCTAGAAGAAGCTTACGGCAAGTACATTGAAGAAAAAGCATGAGTAGGCAAGACCAAATTCGTGCTGCAATGGATAAGCACGATAAGCCAATACCTAAGACTACAACGGGTAAAGGTAAGAATTACTTGCCAACAGAGCAAGGGGCTGGGATGACCGCCAAAGGTCGTGAAGCCTACAATCGTAAAAACAACGCCAATTTAAAAGCCCCCGCCCCAAATCCTAAGACTGATGCCGATAAGGGCAGAAAAGCTAGTTTTTGTGCAAGAATGGGTGGTGTAGTCGCTAAGAGCAAAAACGCTGAACGAGCAAAAGCAAGCATGAGGAGATGGAACTGTGGCTAAACAAGGACTATACGCAAACATCCACGCCAAGCGTGAGCGAATCAAAGCTGGTTCAGGCGAAAAGATGAACAAGGTTGGTAGCAAAGATGCTCCTAGCAAGCAAGACTTTATTGAGTCGGCTAAGACGGCAAAACCGCCCAAAAAGACTAGAAAACAAATGCTGACCGACAAAATGAAGGATATGTAATGAAAACTAAAGAACCAAAGAAGCTAGACTTCTCAATGAAGGGTGGTAAGCCCAGTAAGTTAGTAGGCAACGAAGAAAAACGCATGAAGCGTAAAGCTGCTTTACTGACACACTTTAATAAGTTCCAAAAGGACATAGCTTAATATGGCTAGTTTGGCTGATTTGCTCCGACAAGGTGCGGATAAATTAGTTAATCTGCCAACTGAAGCACAACGCTTTGTGACTAACCCACAGGCGTTTATTCAGCTATTGACAGGTAAAAACCCTATGCCTAGGGAAACAGGCTTTGCGGCAGGTGCTACAGGCTTACCCGCCCAACAAGGTACAGTCTTAGACCCTGACTACCAAGCCTATATGCAAGGCTACGAACAAGGTGAGCCATTTGGTTATGCTGCTATGGCAACCCCCGCAGTAGTACCAGTTGCTAAAGCATTAGCCCCTAAAGCAGGGCAGATGGCTGAAAACTACATGGTAAATCAAGGCTTTATGCCAAGCATCGTTGCTTATCATGGCACACCCCATACTATTAAAGGCAAGTTTGACATTAGCAAGGTAGGAACTGGCGAAGGCAACCAGTCTTTTGGTTATGGTATGTATTTTGCTGAAGAACCAAAAGTAGCCAAAATGTATCAAGCATCGCTTAGTGATACAAAATATTTATCAGGCGGCAAAGAATTAAAGGGTAATGAAGCATGGGCGGCACAATTCTTACATGATTTTCAAGGTGATGCTTTGCCTAAACGAGTAGATGTAGACACCGCCATAAGCAAAGCAAACCAAACCCTTAAAGACACCGACACAAAAAAAGAAATTATTAACAATATCAAAGCATTAGATAAATCAGGCTTGTCGGTTGAAAACGGCAATCTATACAAAGTAGATATACCTGATGCAGACATACCTAATATGCTAGATTGGGATAAACCTTTAAGTAAACAATCAGATTTGGTACAAAATGTTGCAAAACAACTTTTGCCAAAAATAAAACAAATCAGCCCAAATTTAGACTTTAATAAAATGACAGGTCAAGATTTTTACAGGGCATACCAGCGTTATCGTGGCAATCATGCAGATTTTGCCAGCGAAGGTTTAAATGAAGTTGGTATTAAAGGTATACGCTATTTAGACGAAGGTAGCCGAGTTGATTTTAAATACAGCGGTGACCCTGCTTATATATATGCTGGTAATAGCTTTAAAGAATCAGGCTATACCCTTAAAGAAGCTATAGAAGGCATGAAAAAAGCATATAAAAACGCTAATCCTGAAGAATTAGAGTTAGCAATGAATGATGTTTATGGAATACAGCCAAAAAAGACAAGCAATTTTGTAGTATTTGACCCAAGCAATGTAAAGATACTAGAACAAAACAGCAAGCCATTAACCCGCAAAGAAATATTAGAGCAGGAACTAAAAAAGGTAGTAGAATAAACCCTAACTTAATCAATCACTTGGATAAGTATGGAAAATAAACAATTAAAAAATATTAAAGGGGCAGGCAGACCTGCTGGTAGCCCCAATAAATCCACCGCATTGGCTAGAGAAGCCATAGCAAGGTTTGTTGATGGTAATAGCTATAAGCTCCAAGAGTGGTTAGATAGCATCGCTAAAGACCCTAAATACGGCCCTAAACACGCTTTTGACTGCTTTATGCAAGTGGCTGAATACCATGTACCTAAACTAGCCCGTACTGAGCATACTGGTAGCGAGGATAAACCCATTCGATATGTGGTTTCATGGAAGAAGTAGCAGATTTTACTGATGTCAAAATAGAACTATATAAGCCTAGAGATGTATTCCTAGACTTCCATGACCGCCAACAACGATGGGCTGTTATTGTGGCTCACAGACGCTGTGGTAAGACTGTAGCGTGTATCAATGACTTGATATGGCGAGCCATAACAGAAGATAAACCAAATGCCCGATACGCCTACATTAGCCCGTACTACGCCCAGTCCAAAGCCATTGCTTTTGATTACCTTATGCAGTTTAGTGAGCCTGCTAGGGTTAAGCACAATATCTCTGAATTGTGGGTCGAATTGTTTAACGGGGCTAGAATTCGTTTGTTTGGTGCAGACAATCCTGACGCACTTAGGGGTATGTACCTTGATGGGGTTGTTTTAGACGAATACGCAGATATGCGAAGCCCAAAGGTTTGGGGTGAAGTCATTAGACCATTATTGACTGACCGCAACGGCATGAATGGCTATAAGACTTGGGCTGTATTTATTGGTACTCCAAAGGGTCATAACACCTTTTACGACATTTACCAGTACGCTAACCTTAACCCAAATGAATGGTATAGCAAGACTTTACGGGCAAGTCAGACCAAGATAATCGCCCAAGAAGAACTAGATGACGCATTAAAGTTAATGACTGTTGACCAGTATCAGCAAGAGTTTGAATGTAGTTTTGAAGCTGCCATCATTGGGGCTATATACGGCACAGAGATGCGTCTTATTACAGATGCTGGGCGTATTACCAAAGTCGAGCCTGACCCCATGTTTAAAGTCAATACGGCTTGGGATTTGGGCTACAACGATGCTACGGCTATTTGGTGGTATCAGGTCGTACATGGAGAGATACGGGTATTGGATTACCACGAAGCACATGGGCAACCAATTATCTATTACGCTAACCAAATTAAAGAACGACCATACGAATATGGTACACATTGGCTACCGCATGACGCTAAAGCTAAAACTTTGGCAAGTGGCGGAAAGAGCATAATTGAGCAAATTTTTGACAAATTACCTAAAGAATCGTTTAAAATTGTTCCAAATCTGTCATTACAAGACGGCATACAAGCATCAAGGATGGCATTAGCTAGGACTTGGTTTGATGCCATGAAGTGTTCAGAGGGCATTGAATGTTTGCGTCAGTACCAAAGGGAATACGATGAAGATAAGAAAGTATTTCGAGATAAACCTAGACACGACTGGGCATCGCATGGCTGTGATGCGTGGCGCATGCTCTCTGTGGCTTGGCAAGATGAAGCAGACACTATTAAACAAAATCAACCGATGCGTGGCATTAGTGTTGGACAGAATGAAGTTACGCTAGAAGAAATGTGGAAATCCACCCCTCAAACCCAGTATAGGAGAATCTAAAATGCCTGAAGTCGCAGCCCAATATGGCTTTAAATATGAACATGTAGCCGCATCACAAACCGCCCAAGTATTAGGAACAACAGGTGCAACAGGTGATTATTTACATCGTTTAATTATTACAGTTTCTACAGCACTTACTGGAACTGTGTCCCTGTTAGACAACACTACATCCCATGTATTAACAGCCGCAAATACCCCAATCGGTGTCTACTCTGTAGAAGTCAACACTAAATCAGTTAATGGTGCTTGGAAAGTAACAACGGGTGCTGGTGCTGAAGTAGTAGCAATTGGCAACTTTACCTAGGAATAAGTATGCACGATACGCTTAATAAAACTTACGAGGATTGGTACAACACCATTGCTCAGTACGACAAGTCATTTAGGGAGTGGGAAGCTAGAGTTCCCCGAATTGTTAAGCGTTATCGTGATGACAGCCGTACCCGTAATAACCCCAATGCTCGTTTTAATATCCTTTGGTCTAATGTTCAAACTATTAGACCCGCTATCTTTGCTAGACTGCCACGCCCTGATGTAAGCCGTAGGTTTAGAGATAACGACCCAGTAGGTCGAGTCGCTTCTATGATGCTAGAACGGGCATTAGAGTACGAGGTTGAGCATTACCATGACTATCGTGCTGCTATGGAAAACGCAGTCTTAGACCGACTTTTAGGCGGTAGAGGTACGGCTTGGGTGCGTTATGAGCCACATATTGTTGCAGAGCAAAACGACTTAAACTCAGGTTTAGCAGGTCAAGATGTAGGTAACGGAGTACAGATTACAGAGGATGCCGATGAAGCAGAAACGGAAAACGCTGAACTGGTGGAGTCGCAGGAACGAATTGAATATGAGTGTGCCCCTGTTGATTATGTCCATTGGCGTGATTTTGGCCATACTGTTGCAAGGACTTGGGAAGAAGTAACGGCTATATGGCGTAAAGTTTATATGGGCCGTCAAGCTCTGATTGACCGCTTTGGTGAAGAATTAGGCGGTAAGATTCCGCTAGACACCAAGCCTGATAGCGATAAATGGGCACAAAAACAGATGGCAATTGAACACCATCAAGCCTGTATCTATGAGATTTGGGATAAAGAACAAGGCAAAGTTTTTTGGGTTAGCAAGTCGATGGGTGAGATTCTTGACGAAAAGGATGACCCACTACAGTTAGAGGGATTCTTCCCTTGCCCTAAACCAATGTACGCTACATTGACTACAGACAGCTTAGAGCCTGTACCTGACTTTGTTCTATACCAAGACCAAGCCAAGCAATTAGACACGCTTGCAGACCGCATAGATGGCTTTATTAACGCCTTAAAAGTACGAGGTGTCTATGATGCTTCCGAGCCAAGCCTTGCAAGATTATTCTCTGAGGGCGAGAACAATACCCTGATACCAGTTAAAAACTGGGCTGCTTTCGCTGAAAAACAAGGCATGAAAGGGGCTATTGACTTAGTAGATATAACCCCAATAGCACAAGGCTTGACAATGGCTTATCAGGCTATGGAGCAAGTTAAAGGTCAGATTTACGAGATTATGGGTATTGCCGACATTCAACGGGGACAGACAGACCCCAATGAAACGCTAGGTGCTCAGATTATTAAGTCCAATAACGCAGCAGGCAGACTGAAGAATATGCAACACGCAGTCGTGGACTTTGCTACCGAGCTATTAAGTATTAAAGCTCAGATTATCTGCAAGCACTTTACTGATGATACGATTGTCAAAATTAGTGGTGCAATGCAACTAAGCCCACAAGACCAACAGTTAGTACCGCAAGCCTTACAGCTATTGAAAGACGAACCCGCTAAGAACTTCCGTATTGAGGTAACTAGCGACTCAATGATTTATCAGGATGAGCAACAAGAAAAAGCCAACAGAATTGAGTTTTTAGGTGCTTTATCCCAGTTTATGAACCAAGCCTTACCAGTAGCTACCCAAGCCCCTGAACTAACCCCATTACTGATGGAGATGCTCAAGTTTGGGGTTACTGCGTTTAAGGCTGGCAAAGGTATGGAAGGGCTTATTGATGAAACTGCCGACCAATTTAGAAATAAAGCTAAAGCGATGGAAGGCCAACCCAAGCCACCCCCACTTGAAATGCAAAAGATTCAGGCTCAGACTCAGGCTAAGATGCAAGAAATGCAGATGTCAGTACAACTGGAACAGCAAAAGATGGCTGCTCAAATTGAATTTGAAAAGGCTAAACAGGAATATCAGGCACAAGAGAATCAACTTAAGTTCCAACTTGAAGAACAGCGTAATGCTCAAGACCGAGAGATGGAGATGAAGTTAGCTCAGATGAAGATGATGACTGAGCGTAATACCCAACTCTTGCTTGCTTATATTAATAACGGGGCTAAGATTGAAACGGCTCGTATCTCCGCAGGTGTAGATAGTGGCGAAGGAATAGCCGAGCAATACGACAATGATGAGAACATGATTCAGAACCTTGAACACCCATTAGCCCCGATAGCCAACGCTATTGCTCAAGGTAATCAAGAAATGACTGCTACTTTAGGAGCTTTAATAGACAAACTAAGCCAACCTAAACAAGTCGTTAGAGGTCAAGACGGCAAAATAATTGGGGTACAGTAATGGCTATAACAGTCAAACATAATAAAGTCAGCACAATCCCTGACACAGATGACACAAGTTTAGTACGCCCATCAGATTGGAACGCTGACCACGCTTTAACAGGTGTAATTGATGTAGCTAACGGGGGAACTGGTGCATCAACTTTAACTGGCTATGTAAAGGGTAATGGCACAAGTGCTATGACGGCTGTTGCAACCGTACCAAGCACAGACATTACTGGTCTTGGCACAATGTCTACGCAAAATGCCAACGCAGTAGCCATTACTGGTGGTTCTATTACTGGCATCACTGACTTAGCTATTGCAGATGGTGGTACAGGTGCTTCAACTGCAAGCACAGCATTTAACAATTTAAGTCCATTAACGACTGCTGGCGATACTTTATATGGCGGTACTAGCGGTGCTGGCACAAGATTATCCATTGGTACAGCAGGGCAAGTATTAACAGTCAATAGTGGTGCAACTGCTCCACAATGGTCTACACCAGCTACAGGCACAGTAACTAGCGTTGGTGGCACAGGCACAGTTTCAGGTATATCGCTAAGTGGTACAGTTACTTCTAGTGGAAACCTTACTCTTGGCGGCACTTTAGATTTATCTAGCCCCCCAACAATCGGCAATACAGCACCAAATACAGGTAAGTTCACAACCCTAGAATCAACTGGCACAGGGTCATTTGGTACAACTTCCGCACAATATATCCAAGCCGTAGGAAATGCTTTATACCCTCAAATATTAGCCGTAGGTTCAGGAACTAACATTCCATTAGTCTTGCAACCTAAAGGAACAGGAGCATTACAAGCCCAACTAACAGACTCTACTGCTACAGGTGGTAATGCTAGGGGTGCTTACGCAATAGATTGGCAAACATTAAGGGGCGCAGCTAGTCAAGTAGCTAGTGGAACAGCGGCTGCTACATTAAGTGGCGCTTCAAATACTGCAAATGCTACATACGCCACTATTGCAGGGGGTAATCAAAACACTTGTTCAGGTGTTTATGCGTTTTTAGGTGGTGGCATATTAAGCACAACAAGCGGGCCATATTCAGTTATTGCTGGCGGTAATACTAATACCTCTGCTGGTTATTTTAATTTTATTGGTGGTGGCTTTACCAACTCAGGCACAGCCAATGCCGCAGTAACCACCCAAAGCGGAACAATGAACGCTACTACTGCCGTTACATTGTCAGGCTCAAACGCTAACATTAAAGTCGGTCAGTACATTACAGGCACTTCTATTGCTAGTGATACCTATGTAGCCGCCATTAGCGGAACATCTTTAACTCTAAGCAAAGTAGCATCAGGTTCATCTACAAGCACTCTATCTTTCTTTACTCCTCATGGAGTAGTAGTAGGCGGTGGTAATAACCAAGCTACAGGGGCATATAGTGCAATTCTAGGCGGAGGCGATGCGGGCAGTAGTGCTAATAGGAATGTGGCTAGTGGGGATTGGTCTACTGTTGGCGGTGGATGGAAAAATACTGCTAGTTCAAATTATTCATTTGTAGGCGGTGGCGGTGGGAATAGTGCCACTACAAGCTTTGGTTCTGTTGTATGCGGGGGTGGTTTTTATGGAAATTTACCAACCCAATTTTCAGGAAATGCCGCACAAGGAACATCTGCTTTTGTTGGCGCAGGCTTTTCAAATATAGCTAGTGGTTTTGGAGCATCTGTTGTTGGTGGAAACACAAATTACGCAACATCAACATATTCTGCTATTCTTGGCGGTTATGCTGGAACAACAAGAGGAATTATTGGGTATCAAGTATTTCCTGCGCACAATGCACCAGTTGGCACAACGCAAGGTTCATCACAAGCTGCCCTATTAATTATTGGGGCGCAAACCACCGATGCTACTGCCACAGTATTGCGTTGTGATACAGTAGCTGCAGGAACAACAAACCAAGTAATACTACCTAACAACTCTGCTTACTTCTTTAGAGGTGAAGTGGTATCAGGAGTTACTGGCGGTGGTAACACTAAAGGCTGGACTATCGAGGGTGTAATTAAACGAGGTGCTAATGCGGCATCTACAACCTTGGTCGGCACTCCAACAGTAACATCTAGCTTTGCTGACGCTGGGGCTTCTACTTGGACTATTGCAGTAACAGCAGATACGACCAATGGCGGTTTAGCAGTTACTTTTACAGGACAAGCTAGTACAACTATTCGTACAGTTTGCCAAATCCGCACAACCGAAATGACATACTAAGGAGATTTACAATGGCTTTAAAAATTACAGCAGTTAATCCTACAAACCATGAAGAAGTTACTACTGCTTATGCCAAAGTAGGTAATTTCTTTAGGGCTGGCGATGGTGCAATTCAGGTTCAGGTACAGGTATATCACAGCCAAGATATGCGTCATGCCAATGCCAATACCATCAAAGAAAATAGTCACTACATCAATTTGGAAGATTTAAAGGGCGATTTAATGCCTGCTATTTACGAGGTTCTAAAGACTTATAGTGACTATGCTGGTGCAGAGGACTGCTAGTGTTTCAGACTGCATTTCAGGTCTTAGCGTTTCAGATTAATGCGTTTCAGATAGGACAAATACCCCCCAATCCTTATACTGACACGCATGATGGTTTCACGCCCGAAGAAATTAGAAGGGCAAAGAACTTAGACCGAAAGATACGGGAAAAAGAACTAGCATTACTTAAAGCCCAACGAGCAGACCGAGAAGCTCGTAAAGCTCGAATTAAGGGTTTAGTTGACCCACCAAAAATTGTTGCTAAACAGAAACAAAATAAACTACAATCTATTCAAGAGGTTAAGGCTGGTATACCGCCAGTTGATACTACAGAACTAGAGCAGTCTATCGCCTACCTTGAAAACCAACGAAGCAAGTTGCTAAGGGCGGTAGAGTTAAGACGAGAACAAGGCCAAATAAGGGCTAGGCTCGAAATACTTGAAACTCAACGCCTTGCTGAACAAGACGATGAGGAAAGCATATTACTACTAATTTAGACCCCCACGCCCAATATAAGTTAGCTTATGACCACCTACACGCAGGTCGTTATGAGCAAGGTTTTCGATTATTTGAGTATCGGTGGCATCCTGAAATAGTTGCCGAACAAGCCGTACCCTACGAGCCTACTTTTAAGATTCCCGTATGGCGAGGTGAACCATTAATCGGTAAATCCATCACAGTACAGATGGAGCAAGGCTTTGGTGACATTCTAATGTTTGCCCGATTCCTACCTGCGCTTAAGGCTTTAGGGGCAAAACAGGTCGTAGTCTTACAAGAAAGCACACTTCATTACCTTTTGGGGCAGATTCATAGCGTAGATGTCTTTTCTAACAGCACCAATGAGGGCATAGCAAGCCAATCAGACTACTGGATAGGCTCTATGTCGTTGCCGTATTACATTTCCCTATCTCACCCGCTAGTAAAGGCTATGTTCCCAGTAACCCGTAAGAAAATAGTGGGTTCTGAGGGCTATTTACACGCTATTCCTAGCAATATCCCACCCAAAATAGGGGTGAATTGGGAAGCATCTAAGCAAATTCTGTATTACTTGAAGTCAATCGACTACCGACACATTGAAGAATTGGTTGGAGATGATGTTTATAGCCTAAATCCTAAGTCTGACGGGTTATTTAACCCACTACCTAATGATGGATGGAAGAAAGATTGGGTAAAAACCGCCCAACACATGAAAGCTATGAAAGGAGTTGTAACTGTAGATACTGGTACGGCTCATTTAGCTGGTGCTTTGGGGGTTAGAACCATTGTTTTGCTACCTAAAGAAGAATTTGTCTGTTGGCGGTGGAAAAACGCCCGTTGGTACGACTCTGTTGTGTGCCTAAGACCCCATGAATACGACCAATTACCCGAACTATTAAGGAGAATGTAATGATTTGCCCTAAGTGTGGTTATTCTGAAAGCAACCATGTTGTAACTAAGTCAGATAAAGAACATTATTTAGACTTTTGGGGGTTTACCCTAGGTACACCTGAAGCCGAAGAAGCATGGAAGCAAAAAGAAGAAATGACCGCCAAAGACGCACCAATGGTTATGTCAGACATTGAAGGCTATGTATCTCAAATTGATGGTTCTTGGATTAGTAGCAGAAGTCACCACAGAAGCCACCTTAAACAGCACAAAATGATTGAATTAGGCAATGATGTGCCAAAACAACACAAGCCTGTGGAATTAAGCCATAAAGACAAAGAAGCCCGTAAACGCAAGATTGCCGAGCTTGCTTACGCTAAATTAAATTATCGTTAAGGAGCAATCATGGCAGACCGCAGAGAGATGTTGGAAGCAGCAATGAATGAAGTCGAAATAAAAGACGAACCTCAAGAGGAAAAACATGAGGAAGATGAAGTACCTCAAGACGAACCCAATGAGAAGGGTGTCGTTGAAGATGAAGCGGTGGCAGATGAAGAAGTCGCTGAGGTTGTTGCAGAAGATGAGGTTGAACCCGAACAGCCCGAAGAACAGCCTGAGATTGGCGATATACCAAAGCCTACGACTTGGAAGAAAGACCTTTTACCTCTATGGGATAAGATAGCCAAGGGCGAAACATTAACTAAAGACGAAAGTAAGAAACACCTTGAATACCTTAACCAACGAGAGAACGAGTTTAAAAAGGGCGTTAGCGTATATAAAGCGGAAGCGGAACGAGCAAAGGCTCTTGAGGAAGCAATTAACCCGTTTGTCCCCGAACTCCAATCACAAGGAATACACCCTGCCGCATGGATAAACAACTTGGGTCGTGCCCACATGATGCTTGTAAAGGGAACTCCTCAACAAAAAAGAGAAATGTTTCATACACTTGCAAGAGATTATGGTGTAAACTTAAATGAAAGTAATGAACCGCAACAACCAGTTGACGCATATACACAACAGTTAATGCAACAACTTTATCAAGTTAATCAAGAGGTTAGCACGATAAAAGGGCGGTTTGAGCAAGAAGAACAAGCTCGTTTAAGTAATGAAATTGAACGAGTAAGAAGCGACAAAGAGCGGTTTCCGCACTTTGATTTGGTGAGGGAAGAAATGGCTCAACTACTTGAGCTAGGTAAGGCCCAAAACCTTGAAACGGCTTATACGAAAGCTGTGAGGATGAACGATGAAGTTTGGGCAGTTGAACAAGAAAGACTCTTGTCCTCTGCAAAAAAACAAGCATCTCAAGCCCAGCAAGTAGCACGAGCTAAAGCAACGGCAATTAGCCCAAAATCCGTTACTCCTAACGGAACACAAGCGAAAGTCGAAGCAAAGGATAGGCGTTCTCTACTGATGGCTGGATTAGCCGATGCAGAGAGCGGTAGGCTTTAACTTAACTTAATAAAGGATATATCATGGCATTTGCAAACTCAGCAATCACCGATATTATCGCTACCACCATTCAAAGTCGTAGCGGTGAATTGGCTGATAACTTAACGCAGAACAATGCGATTCTGCAAAGACTTAACTCTAAGGGCAATGTACGCCCATTTTCAGGTGGTAATGTAATCTTGGAAGAAATTTTCTATGATGACACAACTACTAACAACGCTAGTTCCTATAGCGGATATGAAGTATTGAACATTACTCCTGATAGCCCAATCTCGGCCGCTCAGTTCAAGATTGCTCAGTACGCTGCATCGGTAACCATGAGTGGTTTAGAAATGCTCCAAAACAGTTCTAAAGAAGCAATCATTGACCTCATTGATGGTCGTATGCAAGTTTCTGAAGCCCGTTTATTGAACCGCATTTCAGGCGATTTGTATGGTGATGGAACAGGTAATGGCGGTAAGAATGTGGATGGTTTGGCTGCCGCAGTAGCAGTTTCCCCAACCACAGGTACTTATGGTGGTATTAATCGTGCCAACTTTACTTTTTGGCGTAACCAAATTACCACAGGTGCAACTTCAGCAACAATGCTTGCTAAGATGACCGAAGCCGCTATCAAGCAGATTCGTGGCACAGACAAGGCTGACTTGTACATCGCTGGTAACAATTTGTATCAGTACTTTGTAAACGCATTACAAGCGATTCAGCGTATTACTACCGAAGAAAGTGGTGCAGCAGGTTTTGCATCCCTTAAGTTTTATGGCGGAGGAACCTCTGCTGATGTCGTTTTGGGAGGCGGCATAGGGGCTCAAGAAAATACAAACTATATGTATCTCTTGAACACCAATTACATCTTCTTCCGCCCACACAAAGAGCGTAATTTCGTACCTATCGGTGGTGAGCGTCAAGCCATTAACCAAGATGCGATTGTAAAATTGTATGGATTTGCTGGCAATATGACGACAAGCAACGCACAGTTGCAGGGTCTTTTGACAACTTAATCAATTAACCTAAAAAAAGGAAATTATCATGGCTTATTCAGTTCTTCCTATTGCAGGAGTTGATTTAAACAATGTCACTCCTGACAGCTTTGAATACACTAACGGCACTACTGCTATCGCAATTCCAAATTTTGCTCCCTTGGGAACACAAACTTTTGGTAATGATGGCTTGCGTTATGTGTTTGCACAAGCTGGTGTCGCTATTGCGGCATCAACCGCTACCTGTGTAATTAACGCTTCTACATTCCAAGTTACTTTGGGTGCAGGAACATACTTGGC